AGACATTTACTCATCATTTTTATTTAGAGTTGAACCGGTAAGAGAATATGGTTCTTTAACTGAAGATATGTCAGTAGAGCAATTTAAAGATGATGCTGACTTAGAAGGAAGATCGTTCAACGCATTGATGAGAGAAGCACAAAGATTCGCTTCTATTTATGGTCATGTTTGGTTACTTATGGATAAGCCATCTACAAACGTAATGACTAGAGCAGAAGAACTAGATCAAGGAATTAGACCATACCTAAACATCTACACTCCTGAGAATGTACTTGATTGGCACTACACAAGAAATGATGCTGGTTATTATTACTTAGACTATTTAAAAATTAGAGAAGAACAAACAGCAGAAGGAGAATACTATAAGCTTTGGTATTTAGATAAAATTGATTGTGTATTTGTTTCTTCAACTAGCAGAGATGAACCTAAATTAATTAGTTCACTTCCAAACCCATTAATGAAAATACCAGCAGTTATTTTATACAACCAAAGAAGTCCAATGAGAGGATTAGGTGTATCTGATTTAACTGATGTAGCAGATTTACAAAAAGCTATTTACAATGAATTTTCGGAGATTGAACAAATCATTAGATTATCTAATCACCCATCATTAGTTAAAACAAAAGATACTGATGCAGGTGCTGGTGCAGGTTCTATTATTGAAATACCTGAGAACTTAGATGCAAATTTAAAACCATATATCTTACAACCAAGTGGTAGCAATCTTGATGGTGTATTAGCTTCAATTAATCACAAAGTAGAAGCAATAAATCGTTTAACTCATGTAGGAACTTTAAGAGCAACTGCTGAGAGAGTACAGTCTGGTATTGCTTTAAGAACTGAATTTGAATTATTAAATGCAAGACTATCTGAGAAATCTAAACTAATGGAACTTGCAGAAGAACAAATTTGGAGACTATTTGCTGATTGGCAAGAGACTGTATTTGATGGAGAGATTGAATACCCTGAATCATTTGACATTAGAGATTGGGCAACTGACTTAGAATTATTACAACAAGCTAAAGCAAGTAATATTAAATCAGCTACATTTGCTAAAGAGATTGATAAACAAATAGCTAGAACTGTTATTGAAGATGATACTACATTAGAACAGATTGATTCTGAAATAGATAATGGAACACAAGCTTTAGGGGAGTTCCAACCACAACCAATAACATTACCTACAATTTAATGTGGCACAAGATTTATTACAGCAACTGCAAATCATTAGAGCAAAAGCAGTAGATAATTTAGAAGCACAGCATCAAAAACTATTAAACGATACACTAAGAACATTAGAACAGCGAGTAGTACAAGCTGTATCAAAACTTCCGGTACAAGATGGTGCATTATTCAATACTAGACTTGCGATTGAAATAAGACCAAAACTACAACAAGCCATAGAAGAACTTTATTTAACAAAGGCACAAGCATTTATAAATGATTACGACAAGATAGCCGGTACGATTGTAGCTACTTATGGAAAACTTCCTATACCTGAGGAATTTAAACAAATAACAGAAGCTGATTTAGTTACAATACAACAGTTAAAGAAGATTGCATTTAGTCAATTTGAGAATCTAGCTACTGAATTTACAAACACATTAGCACAAGAAGTTTATCAATCTACATTAGTAGGTAAACCAATAACAGAAATGGTGCAAACAATTAGAGATAAGATTAATGGAATATATCAACAAGCAGATACTAAAAAACAAAAAGAACTTGTAAACTTTATTCAAGAACAAAAGATTGCAGGTAAAACAAACACAGAAGATTTTAAAACAGCAGTAGATGAACTTAAACAAACTTATGGTTCAACAGTTACAGGTGCTAACTTAGCAGTATATTCATCTCAAATAGTACAAGATGCTTTAATGGGATTTGATGGACAGTTTGCAAAGTTTAGAGCAGATGAATTAGGTTTAACGTCTTATGTTTATTATGGTTCAATCATTAGAGATAGCAGAGACTTTTGTGTTGAAAACGCAGACAGAGTTTTTACAGAAGATGAAGCAAGAGAACTATGGCAACAAGAGTGGCAAGGTAAATCAGGAAGCGACCCATTCTTAGATAGAGGTGGATATAATTGCAGACACCATTGGCAACCAGTTGATAAAGATTGGGGAACTATTAAAGAAGATGGAACATTTGAATATGATACAAATAAATTTGAACAACCAACAGCTACACAAGAAACTACTACTATTGTTCCACCAGTTGCGACTACAAGAACTAGAGCAGGAGTTAATGTAACATCTTTAGAGAATCCTATAACAGCAGACAAATTACAAACAATACCAAAAGCAGTAGCAATTAAATCATTAGAACAACAAATAGTAAACGCAACTAAAGATGTAAGATACCCAGTTGATGCAAGTGGTGTTGCAATAAATAGATTTCGTAATCCACAAAATATTGGAAAAGTATCATTAGGTAATATTGGAGAAAAACTACTAACAGAAATATCAGTTGTTACAAAAGAGTTAGACGATCTTGCAGATAAATACAATATTCCAAAAATAAGAGGGATAGTAAAAACAAGAACTACTGCTAGATCAATTATGTCAATGGGAGATGGTAAGTTAAATGTAAATCTAACTAAGTCTGAAAATTTACAAAGATATAGAAATTTTTATCTTGAAAAATTAAAGGTAACAGATGTTAATTGGAAATTTGGAGATAACCTAGACAACAGACCATACAATGCCTTTATTTATTTTGACAATCAATTAGATCAATTAAGAAATGTTATGTACCATGAATTTGCTCATCATGTTCATCAAATGAAAGGGGTAACAGCAACAACAGCAAATTATGGAACTAGATTTACACCGGTTGTAGAAGAAAAGCTTAAAACAATAACTAGAAATTTAAGAAAAAGTGCAACAAGATATGGAGACAAAGACCCTTACGAATGGTTCGCAGAAAACTTTAGTCTTTATGAAATGAAAAGAACAGACTTGGTAGACCCACAATTTATTAAATTTATAAAGGAGATATAGAATGAAACCAATAAAAGAAGCAGAACAAATAATACAAAAAAAGACACTAACTTTAGAAGATTACAATAGATTTATTGAGTTAGGAAAATTAATAAAAGATGAAGAATCTAAATTAGAGTATGATTGGTTATGCGAAGGTATTGAAATTAGGTTACCAGAAATAGCACAGATAACTGGCAATTACGATTTCGTAAAAACTTCCGATCTATAAAAATATCCTAATACTGTTGCATTTTTACAATTATCTTGATAATTGACTAATATAACAATATAGAAGGAGAACAAACAATGAACGACCAAGTAAAAAAAGAGTCGGTTGAGAATACAGCATCTCAAGACAATGCTGGAATCAATGAAGTTTCTAACAACCAAGATGTTGAGAATAAAGTTTTTTCAGCAGATCAACTTGAACAGATTGTTCAACGTAGATTAGAACGATACAAGAAAACAGTATCTAATAAACTTGATGGTATTGATATTGAAGAAGCTAAAAAACTACTTCAAGAAAAAAAAGACAAGGAACTAGAAATCGCTAAACAACGTGGCGAGTTTGATAAAGTTCTGAAGGAGACAGTATCAAAAAAGGATTCAAAAATTCAATCGTTGGAATCTGAATTAAAAAGGATTCGTATAGACGAAACATTAGTCAATGTAGCTAGTGGACTGAAAGCTGTTAAACCAGCAGAAGTTAAACAGTTACTTAGAAATAATGTTAGACTATCTGAACAAGGTTCTGTTGAAGTTATCAACGAAGATGGAACTCCTAGATACTCAGACAAAGGCGACCCAATGTCAGTTAATGATTTGGTAAGCGAATATTTAAAAAACAATCCTCATCATGTGATGGCTACTCAAAGTGGTAGTGGTTCACAAAGTAAGATTGGTGGAAATTCTCCCAAATCCGTTACAATGGGTGATCTTGATTTAAGTAATCCGAATGACAGAAAATTATATGCTGAAATGAGGAAACATAGAGATCAGGGTAATTTTAAAATGAAAATAACAACTAACAACAACTAACTAAAATAAAAACATGGCATCAGAAACAACAAGTTCAACTTTAAGTGAACTATTTACGAATATAACTCAAGAAGCTATATTCACATTCCAAGAGACTTCAGTAATGAGACCTCTTGTAACTCTTTATCCAATCGTTGGATCAGGAAAAACAGTAGAAGTACCAGTGTACCCTACTATCAGTGCTTCAGCAGTAAACGAAGCAACTGACTTATCAAACACAGCAGTAAACCCAACTTCAGCAACTATTACAGCTTCTGAAATTGGCGTGATGACAACTTTAACGGATCTTGGGGCTAATTCAGCTTCTAGAAATGTTGGTGCTGACATTGGTAAATTATTCGGCGAAGCGATTGCTAAAAAAGTAGATACTGATTTAGTAAATCTATTAGACGATTTCGCATCTGCTTCAGATCAAGGTGGTGCAGGAACAGAACTAACTGCTGACTTGCTTTTCAAAGCACAAGCAATTTTAAGATCTGCAAACGTACCAGCACCTTACTATGGTGTGTTTCACCCTAAAGCATTATTCAACTTGAAAAAGACTTTAACTCAAGCTGGATATTCAGGAACTGCAACTGCAATTTCTGAAGTTGGTAACGAAGCATTAAGAAACGGATATATCGGCAGAATCGCTGGTATTGATGTATTTGAAAATGCTAACATTACTATTGATGCTTATGATGATTCGTATGGTGGAGTATTTCACCCTGCATCATTAGGACTTGCTATGAAAGAAGAATTTAAAGTTGAATCTCAAAGAGATGCTTCTTTAAGAGCAACTGAATTAGTAGCTTCTATCGTTTACGGAGTAGGTGTTATTAAAGACACTTATGGAGTAACTGTAAGAACTGATACAGCACTTTAATTAAACTTCGGTGGGGTGTAAAAGCCCCACCACTTAACAAGATTATACTATGGCAAATTTTTCTACCGATTCAGATTTAACAGTTTACCAACCAGACATTTTAGGATTTGGAATAGCATCATTTACATCACCAACAGATTACCACGCATTTGCAAGAGCAGATATTGAAAGAGATTTAAGAATTAGATGGTGGGCAGTTTATGTGAAACAAACTTACAGAGATATATCTTTACTAAACACAACTGAGATGAACGGAACATTATTAACTGATGCACAGTTTAAAAGATTATCTGTTTACAAAGTAATTGGATTTTATTGTTGTCCACAATTAACTAAATTTAACTCAAATGATAACCTTGATAGATTTCAAGTAATGATGAAACATTATAAACAAATGTATGCTGATGAACTTGAAACTATTTTAAGAGATGGTGTTGAGTATGATGCTGATGATTCTAATACAGTAGCTGATGCAGAAAAAGCACCATATCATAGACTGCAACTTATCAGATGAAGATAACTGTTGAAGATAATTCTTTACAAGTTGCTAAGAACTTTGAAAAACAAGTAAGAGAACAACCACAAATAGTTAAGACAGCTTTAGGAAGAACTGCTGAATTCTTAATGGGTTTAATTAAACAAAGAACTTCAAGAGGAGTTAATTCAGATGGTAATTCATTTCCACCATACACAGAAGCTTATAAAACATTTAGACAAGAAGCTGGGCGACAAACACAATATCCTGATTTAAACTTCTCAGGTCAAATGTTATCAAACATAACCCAAAGATCACAACCAACACAAGCAATCATTTACTTTGCTAACAAATTCCAAAATACAAAAGCATTAGGAAATCAAAAGAAACGTAAGTTCTTTGCTATTGGTGCAAGAGAGATACAACCAGTAATGAATGTATTTATGCAAACATATAACAAACTATCTAAAATATAATGAGCAAAAGAGAAGATATAGCATCTAATATAGTAACAGCAATTTCAACCGGTACATCACCAATTACTTTAAAGAAGGTTACTAGAGAACCATTTAATGTTGATGAATTATCTGAACAACAATACCCAGCTTGTTTTGTTCAATCTGG